GGTGATATAGCGAAGGCAATAATCGTTAGTGCTTTGGAGAAGTTAGATAAAGAGGAAAAATTGACACAACAGCATTTCAGTTTGTATGAGAAGTTTGTTATAGGTGAGAAGAAGGAAGGGGAATAAATATAATGAAAATTAAAATAAATGAAATAAGACTTATTTGTGAAGGGTTACGTGAATTACCCGAATTACCTAAAAAACCTGCCTATTGGTTATCACGGTTCTTTAGTAAACTAATTTCAGAAGAAAAAGCATTTGAAAGGGTGAGAATGAATTTACTGACCAACCATACCAAAAAGGATAAAGAGGGAAAGCCTTTGTATGTGAAAAATGATAAAGGGGAAAACACTAATAATTATGATGTAATTGATATGAATAAATATCAAAAGGAATTTATGGAATTAACTGAGAGAGAATTTGAGATTGATTATAAACCTATAAAACTTGCCGATTTAGGAGATGTTAAACTTAAACCGTTTACCTTGCTAAAATTGGAAAAGATTATTAAAGAAGGTGATTAAATGATATGGAATATTATTAAAGCAACTATCGTTTTAATATGTGTGTTCTTTTATATACTCCCTTGGTTTTTATTAGGTATTTATGCTCTCAAAGAAGGTGATTAAATGATTGTAGATTTAGAAGATGTACTTAGCTTTTTAGATATTTCTACAGGCTATTTTACTGTAGACGCTTCTCACGATGTATTAGTTTTAACCTATGATGCAGGTAGTGCCACTAATGTAGAAGTAGATGACGGCACATATACGGGGGCTGAATTGGCTGCCCACTTACAGACTAAAATAGACACAGCTTTTACTATCAGCTCAACAGTTACCTATTCGACTACTACAAAAAAGTTTACCATCGCAGTAAGTGCCGGACATACCATAGCATATACGAATACTGGCAGTGATGCGGGACTTTTATTTGGCTTTAATGCTGACCATGCAGCAGCTTTATCTATAACTTCAAATGTGGCAGCCAGTGATCCATCAGCAATTATATCGGTTATACACGGCTCGGTTGAGGACTGGGTAGAGAATCATTGCTACCGGAAGTTTGAAGATGCTTTATATGTGAAGGAAAGACACGATGGGAATGATCATAACATAATCTATTTTGAACAATATCCGGTATTGGCGGTTAATCTTGATGGTCTGGTCTGGACTGTTGATAAAAAAGTTACCAGAAATGATGGCGGTAGTTTTGTAACCGATGGCTTTGAAGCAGGCGATAAAGTATTAGTTCAAAATTCTGATAGCAATAGCGGCTTGCTTACCATAGATACTGGCGGGGTGGCTGCTCTGGTGCTGACTTTCACCGACACTATTGTAGCCGATACCAGTGATGACAATGTTATATTATCATTATTTCGGGAACTCTGGATTAATGACACCGAAGTTGATGAAGATGATTATGAAGTATTTTCCGACCATATATATTATAATGCTGGATTTAGTGAAGGGCATGGCAATATAAGATTAACTTATTATATTAAGTATTCCATTATCGATATAAAAGACCTGAAATTAGCTATTAAGATTATAGTTAAGGCAATCTATCAGGCAAGGCAAGAAGAGATTTTTGGGGTAAAAAATTATAAGGTAGGGGATGTTAGTATAACTTGTGATAGTGGTAGTGTGCCAAAGGAGGCGTTAGATATATTAGATAGTAAATATGTGAAGAGGGAGATAGTATGAATGAAAGATATAGGACTTCTGATTTAATAGAATATATACAAGACCTTTGTTATACTTCAGATGATAGATTAAAGATTAATGAAATTAGAGATAGATTATTAGAATTGGATAATCTGAAAAAACCAAAGACGACAATAAAATGTCTACATTGTGGAACTGAAAATTGTATAAGTAATATGCCGGGAATTTATTATTGTAGTAATTGTGGAATACAAATATAAATTATGATTCGTATGAGGAGTAAACATGATAGGCAAAAAAGTAACTCTTGAATTGAGGCGTGAAACTGAAACATCAGATGGAATGGGTGGATATACTACAACCGTAGAAGGCAAGAGATATATTAAAGGTGTGTTATCCACCATTACAGGGGATGAGCGGTTAAGCGCTGACAAGCTGACCGTTATATCATCGCACTTTTTTTATATTGACTTTCCTATCGGGGTGACTGTAACAGCAGAAGATATATTTAGATATGGTACAAGAAAATTCAAGATACTTTTTCCTGCTAATGTAGGGGCTAATCAGGATAAACGATTGAGAATAACCTTATTGGAGGAAGTGTAGATGGCAGTTAGTAAAGTTTTATGGTATGGCGTTAAATTAGTTCAAAAGATTAATGCCGAAAATAAAAAGATTATATTAAAGGCGTGTCTAATAGTGGAACGTGACGCTAAAATTTTATGTCCAGTAGACACAGGTAGATTAAGAAGCTCTATCACTCACGAAATAGAAGGTATAACTGGCAGGGTGGGCAGTAATGTTGAGTATGCAAGGGCGGTTGAACTGGGCAGTGAAGATCCTGCATATAATCAAGCACCGCAGCCATACCTTAGACCTGCTTTACATAAGAATGAAAAGAAGATATTAGAATTATTTAAAAATATTATATAAGGAGTCTATATGCAAGTATTATTCACGGGTATCTATTCAAAATTTAGCGGCAATTCAGCCCTAAGTGGGGCAGTAACAGGATTGTATCTAAACAAAGCACCGCAGGGGACAGCATATCCGTATATTGTATATCACAAAATTAGCGGTAGACCTGATTATACCTTTAGCGAAGATATGGAAAATGTGTTGATACAGTTTAATATTTATGATAGTAACAGTAGCTCGGCAACGATTAATGATATATACACAAAGCTGACAGCTTTATATGACTGGTGTACGTTAGATGTTACTGGCTGGGATAGTATATATATGAAGCGTGAATTTGACGATTTAACGAGAGAAAATGATATATGGAGATATTTAGTACAATTTAGGCTGGAAATCCAGCAATAAAATAGAAAGGAAGGTGATTAATAATGGCTGAAAGTGCAGGATATGGCGGATACGTTAAACAAAATTCGACTGTAGTGGCTGGTATGAAAAGTTGGACTTGTCCTCAATTAGCGAATGTTGGGGATATTACAGATTTTCAGAGTAGCGGATTAAAAGAATTTAAACTTTTGTTAAAGGAATGGAGCGGCACTTTTGAGGGTAGTCTGGATGGAACTCCCCTGACAATTGGAACTACTTATACTTTACATTTGGGTATAACTGGCTCTACCGAATATTATGGGAGTGCAATTATAACAAATATAAATCCGGCAGTAAATGTCGCTGATGTAAATGCTCTAAGTTATTCTTTTCAGGGAACTGCGGCATTGACCTTTACTCCGTAATCAATATTTTAAATAGAAAAGAGGTGATATATTGCCAATACCTATTGATTTGGTGAAAAGAAAATTATGGATAAAGAATCAAAGTGAATCTCATAAAGGGCAGCATTCTTCGGTTAGAACTGAATTTAAGAAAGGTGCTATTTCAATTTTTAAAGGAAAACATCATACAAAAGAAGCAAAAGAAGAATTAAGTAAAAATCATAAAGGAATGCATAATTCTATTGCGACTGAATTCAAAAAGGGGTTTACTCCTTGGAATGAAGGTGAAAAATTACCATCTTTAAGTAATGAACATAAGGAAAATATTAGTAAAGCAATGAAGGGTAAAATGCCTAAAAATATAAATATATTACACAGTAAAGAAAATATCAAAAAAGCATTAACAAGAAGAATACCAACATCCCTTGAAGATAAATTTCAAAAGATAATAGACAAATATAATTTCCCTTATAAATATGTTGGCGATGGAAAAGTTTTTATTGAAAGATATAATCCCGATTTCATTAATACTAATCATAAAAAAATAGCAATAGAAGTTTACGCAAGATATTACAAATTAAGGAATAACAAAACAATAGAAGAATGGAAAGAGGAAAGACAAAAAGTATTTAATAAATATGGCTGGGAAATTATATTTTTCAATGAGGTCGAAGTTAATGAAGAAAATGTATTAAATAAATTAGGAAAGGAAGTGATATAAATGTGTGCGGAACAAGCAGGAAAAGTGGGAGCAGTATATTCTCACTCTGGAACTGTGGCTACCTTAACTGATAAACCTATCGGAACTGGGGATGCTTCTAATGTGACATTTTATCTACAGGAAGTTATTGCAGATTGTGAAGCGGTATCTCCAACAGCTTCTGGGAGTCTCCTTGCGGGCGACTGGACTTCTTCAGGAGCGACTGCCCAGACTTTAACAGCAGATGCTACCGACGAAAAAGAAGGTACTTATTGTATTAAAAATAATATAACAACTGTAGCTGGTGCACAGACTTGTCTATGTCTATTCACGATAGATATTGCGCAAGATTGGCATGACAGAGCAAGGATACTATTTTGGATAAGGTGTGAACTGGCTCAAAGTGGATTTACCAGTGCAAGATTTGAAGTAGTTGATAGTAGCTCAAATCGTAGTTATTGGAATTTGACTTTTGCAGCGACAGTTTGGACAAGGCAGACTTTATTGTTGGGTACTCCTGATGGTAATAGCGGAACGGCAGCGGATCTAACTGATGTTAAGATAATACAACTTAGTTTTGTGGCAGCAGATGCAACTACATTCTATCAGGAACTTGACTGGATAGGTGTAACTCCTACGGCAGTAGATAAAAGTATAACCGTAAAAGTGGCTGGGACTGCGTTGGCTACAAGTGCTTATACGCATACAGTTTCAGGAGTAGTAACCACAAGTGCTGCACCTGCGGGTAGTGCGGCGGTACTTGCTACCTATGACGAATATGCAATATCTCAAATAGGCGGATTTTTCAATTGGAATATTGCACAGGCTGTAACTACTTTAGATAAAACTGATTTCCAGAGC